TATAAATTTATTGAATCTTATGATGACAATGGTAGGGTTAAGTGTTCTTATGAAACATGTGGGAGTAGAGCACCACATTTAGCTTTACATTTACCTGAAGGCTATATTACGCCCGAAATTATCACTACTAAAACAGGTACTTTTCAGTATGTTGAGCGCATTCTATCGCAGATTCCGTGTATGGAATGGATACACTATAAACGTATTGATGAGCACGAGCAACAATCTGTTGTTGCACCACTTATACATTTATATTTACCTAAGGATTTTATTGTACAAGATTTTATTAAGGTTAAGGGTAATACATATATGCACACTAAGACCGAAGTGAGTACCGATTCAGCTTTTCATTGGTTTGAATTTAAATTACATAATAATCCTGTAGTAGAATCTCAGATGAATTTGCCTATTACTGATACTACTGTTAAAGATAGATTGGAAAGCGGGGAATTAGCTCAGAGTAATACTTCGCATAATTTTCTTAGTGCACTTCGATTAGTTAAACGTAATATGTGTGCTATTTATGTGGATGACCATTACTATGTATCAGGTGTTGTATTGTGTACTAATGTCTTGTGTGTTCCTGATCATTTAATTACTTATTGTGTTGAGCATGAAGTTCAAAATATTACCTTAGTTTTTAGTAATGCTCATTATACTATACCATTTGGAGATTTTATGCTGAACAATGCTGCAGTACCAGATCGTGATTATTCATTAGTGGCCCTCCCAGAGAAATATTTTGGACAATCTAGACCCAGTATATTAAAACACTTAGCTACTAGTGAAGAGATTGTCTCGTGGGACACCACAGGTAATGCTCAGTGGGTTTCTCATCGTGAGATTGAAGATGGGGTTATTGTTGTTTCTGATATTAAAATTAAAGACAAGGGTATTCGTCCTCGTATAAGTCAAGCAGGTGCGGCAGTTACTTTGGATAGATGTGTATCATATTATAAGCATACTGTGTACGGAGACTGTGGATCATTAGTTTTAGCTGAAATTAATGGTACTGTTAAGATTATTTCTATGCATATAGCTGGATCAAAATGTACTTCATATGGTGTAGGAACCTATCTTAAGAAAGATGAGATTGCTGGTATTATGGATGCTAGTAGATTTGGTCTTACTGTACCAATGGTGAGGCCAGCGGATATTAGTATTAATACTGTAGTTGTTCAAGGAGCTCAAGTTCTTACTGATGAAGAAACAAGTCCAAATTTAGGTATTATTGGTCTTGTAGATGATGTCATGGGAACTACGTTACCGCGTAAAACTTCTATTCGTAAGTCGCCTATTTATGGAGTGTTTCCAGTTAGGCAGGCTCCATCTAGTTTAACTATGGAAGCTATGAGAGTAGGCATACGTAAGATGGAAGTCGATATAGTTAGTTTTGATGAAACTCAACTTCAGTTAGCTAGTTATTCTGTTTATAATAATATTATGGCTATGAGATCTAAATATAAAGATTATCCACTTATGCATATACTTAGTATAAAAGAAGCTGTTTTTGGAGTTGATGGTGACGAATGGATTCGACCTCTCGAAAGAAAAACCTCCTGCGGTTATCCGTGGACAAAAATTGCGAAAGAGAGAGGAAAAGATTCATTTGTAGACTATGACTCTAAAATTTTGCATCCACTATTGATAGAAGCTGTTGAAAAACGAATACAAGCTTACGAATCTTCGGAGTGTGTTACTACTGTATTTGTTGACACGCTTAAGGACGAACGTAGGGATATTGCGAAAGTTGAAGCTAAGAAAACTCGTGTTTTTACTGTAGCCCCATTAGATTTTAATATTGTTATGCGTATGTATACTATGGGTTTTCAAGCTCACCAAATGGCTAATTGTGTCGAGGGTATCTCAGCAGTAGGTATTAACGTACATGGTCCGGCATGGGGTCTTTTGTGGAGACGTTTGATGTCACGCGGACCTAATATTATAGCTGGAGACTTTGAAGGTTGGTATAAATGGTTTCCTTATCGCTTGGGAATGGCAGTCATGGACATGGCCGCCAATTTCTTAAGAGTGATGATCTTGTTAGACTTAGCAGAAAGCTCCGTAGTATGATAGAGGAAGCTGAGGACCAAGGAGAAGATTGGTTGCAATATTTACCGAATGAATTATATCAGGAAATGGTCCACAAGATACCTGGGTTTCACCATGAAGAGTTTAGGGAGTACATTGAACAAACCCTGGATCAGATTGAAAAGGGAGATCGGGTTATTAAGGGATTAGGTAAAGATGCCTTTAATGCTCTTCGTTTATGTCTTATATTAGCGTATATTGCTTTCCATGGTATGCCTTCAGGTATTCCTGGGACTAGTATCTTTAATTCAGATGGTAATGGAACACTGTTTAATTATGCTTTTAGGTGTCTAGCCAAACAATCTGCACCGAATGTTGATCCTAGTGGCTTTTTCCATTATTGTGGTTTTACTGCCTATGGAGATGACCACATGGTATCAGTTAATGACAGTGTGTCAGAGTGGTTCAATATGTATACTGTATCAAAGTTCTTTAATGACATGGGAATTGGTTATACTACTGCGGACAAAACTTATAATTTTGATGAACAATTCGTACCACATTCTAAAGTAACGTATCTTAAGCGTAATTTTGTATGGCGCAATGGACACTGTTTTGCGCCTTTAAAAAGAGAAGTTATTGAAGAAATGGTGAGCTGGGTTCGTAAGGGGCAACCAGAGGATATAGCTCTACGCGATGTAATTACTTCAGCACTTTATGAAATGTGTCACTATCCTAAATATGAATACTGTAAGTTTTACACTACTATTAGTGAAGCATGCGCTCGTGTTGGAGTAGAGTGTCCTGTCATCGATTTTGACGAAGTCGTTGACAAAATGGTGCGAGGAACGTTTGATGAAAGTGTCATCAAGCTGAAAATTAACCAGGTCGCTTTTTAATTTGTTTTCTCCACTTTGCATGTTTCTTATTTCTTCTTCAAAACCGTTGAAAAACACAAAAACATAAGTC